ACCACCTAAGAAAGGCTGTCCGAAAGAAGTTTCAGGAGAGTTAAATATCTGTCTGTATTTCTCTGTAAATCCAGGTTGAGGATTCTCAGCTTTACAATTTGCACCTGTAACAAGTGTTGGACCAGTAAAACAGATTTCACCAGGGCCTTCAATTTGTACAGGACCACCTGTGCCAGGAACTACATATAATGTATACACTGGAGAGGTAGGCCATCCATTCACCCATTGTGTAGTGATACCTGTATAGATGTCGTTCCACTCAATTCTACCACCTCTAGCAAATGAAAGAGGACCAGGATTACAAACCTGAGCTGTCCATATCTCATATGTAGAAAGCCCCACCCTTCCTGTTGCAGGACCAAGGATTGTAGGCTTACCTATTGAGCAAAGTGGATATTGACCAATTGCAAAGTATTTCTTCTTTGTTGTTTTGTTCGTATTGCAATCAGTGTATTCCACCTCAGCAAAAGAAGGTCCACCAGCAGGGTCTAGACCAAGTGTGTCTATGAATACACTATACCCATCACAGATTTGTGAGTAGGCATTGTTAGTTGTATTAAGGAATGGATCTGGGTTAAGATCGTTGTATGGGTAGTTAGGATAGTAGTAGGTTTCCTCTTCTCTCTCATACGTATTTACGTTTCTAAGGATACCCTTAGCAACAATAGACTTGTTTGTACCACGATCAGCACGAATGATTTTAAATGCTACAATATCATCTTTCTGTTCTGGTGTAAGAGTGGATGTCTGAATAAGTGAGCTCACTAGTTGTACATCTAATTGTACACCAATAGGGAACACAGCATCATTACCCTGAACCATACCTGAAGGTCCTGTAAATATCTTAGATTCGTAAGCAGGACTTACGTTGATATCAGGGAACTTGTGGTGCCTAATAGGCTGACCAGCAAGATCACCCCATACATCTTTGTTACATGGGTAGGTGTCTGTTGATTCCCAATAACCAAACTCACCATACTGATAAGGGCCTCTGTAGTCAGGAGCTGGAGAATATCCAGGACTTGTACCAAGTACAGATCCTGTATTGTAGATTTTCCAATAAGAGCTATATCCTACTCCTCCAGATGTGTAATCAGGAACGCCTATAAAGTCTGGGTTGGTGTCTGGTACATCAGGTTGTAGATTCTCTGTAGGACCTTTGATTCTACCAGGAATATGAAATCCATCTGTCTGCTTACCATTCTTAAGCAAGAACACTATCTCAAAAGCATACACCTCATCTCTCAGATAACCTCTGAGATTGGTGGCATTCAACTCATCTGAATAGTTTTGGTCAGCAGGAATTCTCCAGCTTTCCCATAACAGAGGAATTTGATTAGCAATGCTTTGGTAGTTAATACGATCAATAGATGTAAGGTTGTCCCATATCAAGACATCTTGTGCTGTTGTAAGGTCTTGAGCAATATCGTAATAAGGGAACTTCTCAAATATATCATTGATGGTCAGTCTAATTTGTGTTACGTTCTGACCAGTGTATGGGATTTCTTTTTGAACAGCATCAATATAATATGTGCCAACCAGCTCAACAGAAGTGATGTCATTGATTGTCTTAATCACCGCTAAGTTGAAATACTGGTAAAGCCCTGTGTCCTCCAGATTGCTTATATTGAGGATGATAGACTTCCCAACAGGATAGTTGAAGTTCACTGATGTAATGAACTTATCAGCAATAGGTGTTGGGTTGGTAACAGAATAGTAGGACGTGTAAGGATTACCCTGAGCATCAGAGTATTGTGCAGCAAACTGATATGTACCAGCAATCAGATTACCTGTGCTAGTAACATCAGTTACCTCCAGTTGAGGGATATTAAAGTTGGGTTGAAGCTTAAGTTGATTACAGTCTAGGTCGTCTGTATATTCTGGATCACAGAACGGAGTTCCAGATTTTAGAACTTTTGGAATATTGTCAATGTCCAAATATCTTCTAGGATTGAATCCATCTGTCCAATAAATCTCTGTGGTACAATTAGTTATCTTATGTGCCACCTTGTGGATGGGGTAGCCAGTATTGAAGTTGAGGCAAGGAGCATTTACAATTACACGATATACGCAATCATTGTTCTCCATCTGTCCAATCTGACTAGCTCCTGTATCAGGGTTAGTGATAAAGAATATATGTTTGTTCTTCTCTTGGATGAAGTGATTACCTATAAGCACAAAACCTGAAGGGAACGTAACACAAAGTTCGTTCCCTGGCTCATTCTGATAGTTTACAGAATTAGCATCATAGTTTTCAACAGTAGCATTTATTGCATACGTTAGTTTCCCCTTTGCAATTTGGTTAGGGGTTTGGTCCATGTTAAGACCTGTAGTAGCATTGTTATACTCCTGTCTAATATTGCCTTGTTCCTGTTCAGCCATTAGTATTAATTATTGCGTCTCCAACCGTATCTATTAGTACGATTAGGAAGTTCATACATGTTAAATCTGTTCAAGTCATTCTTAATCCTACGTTGCTTAGTCCAAGGATCTTGCTTCTTAATCTCAATATCAGCCATGATGAAAGCTTCTTCAGACTGTTGTTTGTAGTTCATCATCTTCCTTTCTAGCTGATTGTATGTCTCATCGTTCACTTGATTAGTGAGCGTTTCAATCACCTTATACTTGATGAAAGCTTCAACATATTCTCTAATACGATAGTTGTCAGGAATTAACTGATTTCCACCAGCATCATATTCTGTAGCATAAAACAACAGATGCACCACACCATTACGGAAGTTAGTGACAAACTTATTGTCTCTGATATCAAATGAGTCATACCAAGAGGAACCAGGAGTGAACTCATTAATAGGAGGTGCCTGTGCATAGAACTCCCAGTTATTGGTATAGTCTACACCACAGTTACCTTGTGCAGATATGTTACCAGGTTTTAGTAAGTATTCTCTACGATAGCTAACTGCTGTTTGATTATTAGTCTTGTATACTGTCTGAACCAATTCAGGCATACAAGATCCATCACATCCTACATTACCACAACAAGGGCTGGGGATAGTACAATCTGTGGTGATAGGGCTCACCTGAATTGTTGTAGATGTAGCAGCTTGTGAGTAGAATGAGTTAGCCTGTTGATAAGGGAAACCATTTACAGCTGTACACATCCAAGCCTCTCTCACAGCAAAGAAGTTGTCTGGGAGCCTAGCTTGATAGTCGTTAATGTGTAGGATTTCCTGAGAAATCACATAAGTTGTTCTACCCAACTTTCTGAGACATTTGTCTAGATAGGTGGGGAACATTAAATCATCAACTGCCCCTGTATCAAAATAGCTTTTGAATTCCTCCTTAACTGTAGCGTATACAGGCTCAGGGCTGATGAAATTATATTTGTAATAGTATGACATCTATTTTACTTTTTCCATTCGTGATAGAGATGTTGATATTTATCGTCAGCTCTTATATAGTGAGAAAGAAGTCTAGACGTGTTTCTGGAAGGTTTAAAATACCACAACGGTGATTGTCTGAATCTAGCTGTTGACTTAAACCACACCCATCCAAAGAAGAAGCCCTCTGTGTGAAAGTTAAAGTTGTAAATACGTTTACCTTTCTCCTTTGTCTTTTTCCAATCAATAGGAAGGTTGACAAACTCTTTTCCATGAATGTCTTTTACCTTCTTACGCTTTTTCTTGTTTATGGCAAACTCACCAAAACCAAAAGGCAGCTTTGCTTTCTCTCCTGTCTCAAGAATGTATTCTTTAAATGCATCGTTAAAAGAATAAACGATGTTTCTCCATTGATCAAAGGTGAGCTTTATGGACGGATGTTTCTTACAGAAACTGTTGTAGTTTTCTTTGCTGGCGCTTCTCCAGTCTATCTTTACTCTCATATCTTATCTCAAATTTGGAGCGTTAGGTGCTTGACCATCAACTCCATCATTTGTGATGTCTGTCTTCAATTTGAAATACGTAGAGAGAAGCTTCTGAGAAGTGAGTTCCAACACCTGCTTTTCTAGATAGCCAGGAACTGGAGATTCTTTATCTAAAGGATTTACACACAGTTGCTCTGGTGTATAGCTAGGAGTTCCGCATCCACATTCTGGATACATTATCTCATTTGGAACATCTTCCTCGAAAAGAGCAACAAGTCTGATTGCTTTTAAGAGTGGATTGTTCACATACAGATATCCGTTAGAAATCCAATAGTATTCCTCCTTCTTAATTATAGGAAGCTTGAGCAAGTTCACGTATCGGTTGATGGTTATTTCCTTAAGTTTCTTTCCCTGACCACTCATGGCGTTAATTGAATAAACACCCTGAATGACATATTGATAATTACCCTCTGTAATCCTAGGCAGCTTGAATCTTGTTCTAGCCACTGTGCAAGGATCTACATAATCACAACATTCAGAAATAGGAACTTCCACCATCTCCAAGCAGGGAATGGTGGTAAAAACTGTATCGGTTGCCCATAACTTCCTCAGATTAGTCTCACGCTTAATCAAGAGGAAGGCATTGTTTCTAATTTCAGACATGACAGCTCTATCCGTGATCAAGTTGTCCGTGGAGAGCAACTTGTGCATAGAACGTACATCTGAAACTAGCTTCCTAAAAGTTGACATTATAAATACTGTTTGAATATGTTTGTTATTCCATCTTGGAGATCTATCAAGAACCCTGTCACCTCACCTTTGGTTACGGTGTATCCATTCTTATCATCCCAAGAACTCTTGGCTGTAGAGAATGCAGGTAGTTGATAGAACTTAATACCATTGAAATCAAGACTCATTTCATGGTGTTTGTCACCTGTGAATATGTAGAAGTTGTCATGCTCTGACCATTCAGTTTTAAACTCCATAGGGAACAAGCCAGCAAGCTTTGCAGGTTTTAAAGCATCTCCGTGGTTAAACATTAATGCTGATGTACCATAGCTCACATACTTTCTATACCTTGGAGAGATGTCAAAGAACACACGTTCTTCGCTTCTAAAGTAGGTTTGTAACCAACTGGCTAAATGCCATCCTACATATTCATCATGATTGCCAGCTACAAATATAACATCCACATTTTCTCCTTTCTGAAGGAGCAGGTTTATCACGCTCACTTCATGATCACATATTGCCTGAAACGCATCATGATATGAAAGGATGTTTTGTTGGGGAGTGCCCTTTGTAGTTGAATTGGTGAACTCACTGTTGAACTCATCAGAACCAATAATGTATTTGATATCTGTGAGATTGTTAGATAGGGAAGCTTGATTTAGGATTATTTCCACCCTCTGGATGAAATCACCAAAGCGATGGTCTATATCATTCTCTCCTCCTATGTCTAACTTATTTAAATGGGAATCCTGTTTGTTAATGATTAGGCAAGCATCTTTCTTACCTTCAGCATACTTAGGAGCCATTACTTCTGGAGATATTGGTTGGTAGTTCTCTAGGAAGGATATGAAGCTATCTTGAAACACTTGCTCATCCTTCTTCTTACCCAACCATGCTTTTACTTGCCAATGAGGACTGTTTCCATTACCCCAGTAGTTCTGTACGTATTTAGTTATCTCCCACTTCTCTGTGTCAATATTGCACTTTTCAATTAACTCATCTAAGCTTTTGATTTCATCTTTAGAGTTAAATACCACCTCACCTGTTCCTTTCTGTATATCCTCTAAAAACCTTACTACATGGTCTTCTAACTCTCCAATGTAGTTTGAAATCTCAGCATCATTCTGTATTTCTTCTGACCCTCGCAACCCCTTCAGTAACTCATCCACCTCGTTCTCTGTGATGTTTAGTTTGTCTGCATAGAACTTTTTGCTCTTTTTCCAGTGGAGCATTTGCTCCAGTTGTTGCAGAAGGGATTGATTTTCAGGCATTTACAACTTTTTTAAATTAAAATTGCCCTAAAGGTACGAAGGTTTTTTGGTATTTTCCAAATTATTTTAACCTTTCTGGTTATCCATTCTAACCAACTTAGTTATAAATAAAAAAACTCCCCAGGGTAGAAACCCCAGGGAGAAACCCTGAAAACCAACAAACAGAGTTTTTTATTACTTTACGGTGCTGTAGTGGTTGTGGTTGTTGTTGTAGGCGCTACTGTTGTGGTTGTAGTGGTTGTAGGCGCCACTGTTGTAGTTGTGCTAGTTGTTGTAGGACACACTCCAAGATTAGCTGATGACACACCTGGTATAGGAGGCACCACTAATGTTCCTGTACAAGCACATACGTAGATGATGCTAGGACCTGCTACAGAAGTGTTTACAAGAATTCCTCCACACTGATAGTAAGATATATTAACAGGTGAAACAGTTGAATTGGTCACAGAGTAGAACGCACAAGAAGGACAAGCTATTGTTGTAGTTGTTGTGGTTGTCGAACTTGTGGAAGTTGATGTTGTTGTTGTTGTTGGACAGCAATTACCTAATGCCACCTGAAGATTGTAGATCTGTTGTTTAAGGCTACAGATTTGAGTGTCAATCTTTTGGAAAGCCACAGTTGCTGTGTCATATGTTGCAATTAATGTACAAGATAAATTAGGTCCGCTGTATGCAACGTTGTTAGTTGGTGTAAGGGGCGTACTACAAGGATCACATCCGCAGGTAACAACTGGAATCGTTGTACAGCATGGATTTTGTGGAAGGTATATCATTTTATATAAAGAGTTTAACTGTTAAGGAATATACATGATGTAGTAACATCCCAGACCAGGCTGGTAGTTATTATGGGCTAATCCGCCTCCTGTAGAACCAACACTAACTGCTACAGAAACTCCTGTAACTGCTGTGTTCGTGCTAGTAGACGAGCTCTTTGTACCATTCATATCCATAAGATCACCATATGCACCAGGCTCATTCTGATCAGCTTCTCCATGGGCATATGCAATTGTATGCAAGTGTCCAGGATCAGTTACAGTGGCTGTAGCCAAGTGAGAGTGAGCAGGAATCTCTGTAGCTGAAAGAGTTACAGTGTTAGAACCAGCAGTTCCTAATAAGGCATAAGCAGGATTACCAGCTACACCAGGATCCACTGCAGGATTGAAAGCTCCTCCACCCATACCTGTTGTAGCACCAACTGGTACACGTCCTCTTTTATCAGGAGTGCCATTGTTACCATTACAGAGGTAGATTTTCTCCCAATCAGTTCCAACAATACCAGCACCTGTACCATCAAACTTACCTGTAAGAGATCCGTAGAACTCTACAACACCATAAGGAACCATGCGGTTGTAATACTTAGTGCTAGTTCCAACGCTAGTTAAATAGGCTGCAATTAGAGAGTTAAGATCAGAAAGCTTAACATAGTTCGTGCTTACATTAAGAGAAAGAGCATCAAGCTCTACCTCTAAACCACAAAGCTTTGTAATAACAGCTTGCAGAATTGCATGTGTTCCAGAGGTTGATGTTACACCAGTAAGACAGCC